CGAGCAAGCCAACGGAAACGGGCGAAAGAAAAGTAAATTCAATGGGTTGATTGGCGCGCCCGGAGAGGTTCGAACTCCCAACCCTCGGTTCCGAAGACCGATACTCTTCGCTTTCGCGAGCCGACGGAATCCCCAGTAATCCTCCGTTTCTCCATTGACCTCAATCGGTTGATCGGCCTATCAGCTTCCGCAGGCCCACGAATGCCTACGGTCACTTACGGCGTTTGCGTCCGGTCAGAGTCCGGTCGGACGTAGGCCATAGAGAGTGAAGAGAGCGATGAAAATCACCCGCGAAGGCCCGATCAAAATCGGAGCCAAGAGCATTCAAGACGCCTGGCGCAAGCGGGCCAAGGACTCGCGTCACGTCATCACGGACAGCGAACGTCCTGGACTCGCGCTCATCACGAACGCAACGTCGCAAACGTGGTCCTATTCCTACAAGCCGCGTGGCGTCGATCCGGAGACCGGCCGACGCTCCAACACCAAATCGGTTACACTCGGCTCGCCCGCGACGCTCTCGCCCATGGAGGCGCGCGCCGAAGCCAATCGACTCAAGGACGCTGTCGGCGCCGGAGGCGACCCCGCTCTCGCGCGCAAGGCCGCGATTGACGAAGCCGCGCGCGCTCGCGCGTCCACTGTGGGGAGCGCGGTCGAGGGTTACCTTGCTCACCTGCCAATGAAAGAGAGGCGAGGCGGCGGGCTCATCTCCGCGAGATGGGCTGACGAGCAAGCCTACTATCTCCGCCGCGCCGTCGACGAACTCGGAATCGCGTCCGACCCGGTCGAGAGAGTCAACGTCAAGACGGTGCGCACGCTTCAACAGGGCGGCGCTTATCGACACACGTTTGGTGCCATGTCGCGCTTCCTCGATTGGTGCGTCCATGTAGATTTGCTCCAGTTCAATCCCGCCGCCTCGATCGGCCGTGCCTTTCGTCCCGCTTCGGGCGGTCGGCGCGAGCGTACGCCTACGCTCGGAGAGCTAGCCCTGATCTGGAACGCCGCCGAGCGCGCGCTCGAGACCGTGTTCCGTGACTTCGTGCAGTTCGCGATCGCGGCCCCGGCGCGCCGCGGTGAAATCGCGACGATGGATTGGCGTCACGTCGATCTCAAAGCGAGACTCTGGCGCCGACCAGGTCGGCTACTCAAAAACCGGGAGGCGCACGAGATGCCCCTCAACGCGCTCGCGCTTGGAATTTTGACTCGACGCTGGGATGCCGCGGGGTGCCCGAAAGAAGGGTTCGTGTTCCCGGGCCCGCGCTCACGCAGAGCGATCATCGGCTTCAGCAAAATGCTTTCCGACCTCCACAGTGCCGCGCCTGACGTCGAGCGCTGGTCGCTGCACGATCTGAGGCGATCGTTCGCGAGCGTGCTCGGTGAGATCGGCCAGGACGACGAGGCGGTGGTGGACGCGGTCCTGAGTCACAAGCGCTCGGCAAGTCGCGGCGGAGTGCTCGGAGTTTACAATAGGTCCGTACGCCTTCCGGCGCAGCGCGCCGCCGTCGAGCGCTGGGGCGCGCTGCTCAAAGACGCAATTGAAGGGCGCTTCCCGGCCAAGGCTGACGTGATTCGCTCGACCGGGCGCGCGCTTGAGCTCGAGCGCCGGTCGACATAGCTTGTTACCGAAGTCGGCCCGCGTCGCGAGTTAGTAGCTCGCGGCGCAGGCCTCACCATCCTGTCGGAGACCCCCGACCAGTGGCTGGCGGCCAATATACCGCGTCCCGCGGCGGTGCGCGCTGTTCCTTCAGCATTGCGATGCAATTCATCGCGCTGCGCGACTTCGTCGAGGCCAAGGCGGCACCGGACGTCTTCGCCCTCGACACTTGGCGGGTCGAACTCGTCGACTTATTTTTTGACCTTTACGGCATGCTCGAACGCGGTCTGGTCCACGCGTACTACTATGGCAAAGAGATCCCGGCGAGCCACTGGATCGGGCACCGTCCCGCGCTCGAGCATGCGCTGAAGGTGAAGGAAGTGCTGGGTCTTCGCCATTTCATGTTGTCGGCCGCGCAGCTCACCAAGCACTACTCCGTCGACGTCGAACAGCTTATGACGGCGTTCTCTCTGGTCGTGGAGACGCCGCCTGTGGAGCCCGCGGCGCCGCTCCACAAAGACAGCAGTGAGGCGCCGTCGAAAAGGTCGTCTATGGCGATGACGGCAAGCGAAGCTGGCCACCTGGGCGGAACCGAAGCTCAAAAGCTCCGTCGGGAAGCAGGTGAGCTGGCATGGACTTCTGACGCTCTGCGGATCGCGAAGGACGCTCGTGTCGAAGATCCGCACATCTTCACCAAGACCATCTGTGAGCGAATCTGGAACAAGTGCAGGTTCAAAGGTTGCCCTGCGCCCGACGAAAAGGGAAATCCCTCGCGGCAGCTTTATCGTTTCATCGAGAGGCACGAGGCGACCGGGGACATCCCGAAGCGTACACCCTATAAGGAGAGGAAAGCGGTCCGGCGACGAGCGAGTTGATTTTTTCGCGCATTTTTTGACAGCAAGTGAATTTTTGACAGTAGGGCTTCAACGCAATTTTTTGTGTTCTCCTATGGCTTCGTCAGGCCCTTATCGGGGCCTTCCGGAGCCGCCCAATGCAGCTCGTATCTGCGGATTATGCGCTCCTCTTAGGCGCGCCTCGACCCGATCAGGCGTTGTTTAAACTCACGCCCTCGTTCGCGCGTCAGCAGTGGTTGGAGTCTGTTGTCGCGACGCTGCGTGAGCGGTTCGCCGCCGTCGGCTACGTCATTCCGGAGAAGATCCGCTACTCGATCGGCTTCACGAAACGGAAGGGCTGTCTCGGCGAGTGCTGGATGCCCGGCGCGTCGAGCGATCAGCATTTCGAGATGTTCGTTTCACCCGAGACGACGACGGGCCTGGAAGTCGTCGTTACCGGGGCGCACGAGCTGGTGCATGCGGTCACGCTCGGGTGCGAGCACGGAGCGGCGTTTAAACAGTGCGCACTCAAGATCGGCCTCAGACCCCCGATGCGAGTCACCGCGCCGGGTCCAGATTTCATCGCTTGGGCCGAGGCGCTGTTTGAACAGATTGGCCCCTATCCCGCCGGATACCTGACCGACACGCCGAAGCAGGGAACGCGCCTGCTCAAGTGCGCGTGTGCGACATGCGGCTACACCGCGCGAGTCAGCAACAAGTGGCTTGTCTCCGCGGGCCCGCCAATCTGCCCGACCTGCAGGATCGCGATGTTGCTGAGGACAAGCGAATGACTTCCGAAACCCTGCCCGCCTGGATCGAGCACGTGCTCGAAACCGCACCCCGCTATTCGGACAGGCGCGGCCTCGCCGATCTCCTCACCCGCCTCTTCGGTCCGACCTCGCACCGCACTCTCGAGGAGCGCCCCTACGTCTGGCAGATCCATAACGGTCGCGCGGTGACCGAAACCAGGCCCGCGGTTGAGGCCGAATACGCACGGTTCATCGCAGCGCCGAAGTACCGCGTCACTCGGACGAAGAGGACAGCCTAAGGAGGTTTTTTAGGATTTCGCGTCTCCGGGCTTGGGGCCCGGAGAGCGAAAGAGCAGGCCCGGGTTGGAACCAGGCCATTACTGTTGGAGATGCGGAATGGCTTTTAGCGTCATAGTTCCGCCGTCGCAAGAGCGACGGCCAACGATCACCGTGGCAATCGGCCGGGTGAAGATCTCGATCCCCGCCGACGTGGCGATGTCTCGTCCAACCCCGCGTCCGCAGGTCCGGAAGAGCAACAGCCAGTTCGCGTCGTCGCCGCCGCTGAGCGACGCGACGGTCTCGCTCATCGTGTGCGGCGACCACAAGATCGAGGTCATTAAGGAAGTCCGAACGATCACCGCCCTGGACCTCAAAGGGGCCAAGGACCTCGTCGACAACGCCCCCTCCATCCTCAAGGAAGGCGTTTCGTGGTCCGAGGCGGTGGCGATCAAGGCCGCCCTGGAGGGCGTTGGCGCGACAATCGCCATCCAGCCGAGCCGCCGGCGCGGCGACGGCCATGGCGCGCCGCAGCACGTGGGGGGCGGCCATGGCGCGTAGGAGATGGCGCGTCATCCGCGCGGAGATCTCCCGACTGCGCCGGCGCGGCTCGAAGAAGAAGTTCGCCTCGCGCCGCGACTGGCGCGCGCTTCGGCCGAATCGGACCCCTTCTAAGCACCCGGCGCCCTGAGGCGTCATCGGCGGCCGCGATTCGCGCGGCCGGCTCCTCTCAATTGGGCATTCGAATGAAACCCATCACCTCTCAGGAAAGAACAGCGGAAGTCCGCGGCCTCTCCGCCCTGATCATGGGACCGACAGGCGTGGGCAAAACCTCGCTCGTCGGCACGCTCTCCCCTGAGACGCTCGGCAAGACGCTCTATGTCGACAGTGAGAAGGGCGATTTCCCGATCGCGCACCTTCGGTTTGACAGCGTCCGTATCGAAACCTGGCGCGACGCGATGAATCTTGGCGCAGTCATCGGCGGCGAGAATCGTGCGCTTCCCTCGACCTCGGCTTACTCGTCGGCGCACTACGCACAGGTCTCCGCCGACCCCCAGCTTGCGCCCTTCGCGAACTACCAGACCTTCGTCTTCGACAGCCTTACGGCGATGTCGCAACTCTGCCGGCTTCACTGCGAGCAACTCGCGGAAGCGGTCACGGATCGCGGCAAGAAGGACACCCGCGCCGTCTACGGCCTGCTCGCAAACCACATGCTGGGCTGGCTCCGTCACGTCCATCACGCGCGCGGCCTCAACATCATCCTGCTTGCGATTCTCGAACGCGTGACGGACGACCTCAATACGCCGACATGGCAAGCGCAATTCGAAGGTCAGAAGACCGCGCGCGAATTGCCGGTGATCGTCGATCAGATCGTCACCATGAACTGGATCGACTTCGCTGACGGCAAACCGCCGGTGCGCAGCTTCGTCTGCACATCGCCCAATCCATGGGGGTTCCCGGCCAAAGATCGGTCCGGGAAACTCGACCAGCTCGAACCGCCGGACCTCGGCAAGCTGCTCGCGAAACTCACCTCTTCACCAAGCGCAACATGAAAGGAGCGCAAACTATGTCTGTCGACTTTTCCGACTACACTGGCCTGGTCCCCGCGGGAACCGTCGCCGTACTGCAGGCGCGCATTCGCTATGGTGACGGGACTGACAATGTCCTGAAGCGTACGAAGGCCGGCGACGCCGAGGGCCTGGACTTCGAGCTCACCGTGCTCGAAGGCCCATACCTCAAGCAGAAAGTCTTCTGGTTCGCGCTGGTCAAGGGCGAGACCGACGGCCAGAAGTCGATGGCCGAAAAGAACCGGGCGACGCTGAAGAAGGTCATTGACAGCAACAAGTTCCTCGATCCAAACGACCGTTCGCCCGAGGCGCGCGCCAAACGCACCGTCAACTGGCGGGACTTCGACAACCTCAAGTTCTTGGGCGAGATCGGAATCGAGGAAGGCCGGAACGGCTTCCCGGATAAGAATATCCTTGCCCGGGTGATCACCCGGGACATGCCGCAGTGGAACGGCCGTCCACCGTTCGACCAGAATCCGCCCGACCATACATCAGGCGGCCCCACTGGCGGCGCCGCGCCCGCGCCGATCACTAAGCCTCCGTGGGCCTCCTGAGATGCGCTCGAACCGCCTCGCCGCGATCTCCGCTAATCGCGACCGCTGGACGATGCAGGCGTTCGACGCCTGCGTCGCCGCGGCCAAAAATCTGATCGGAAGTGAAGGGCCTATTCGCTCCGGCGTTCCAATCGGGCGCCTCACCGAATCCGAATGGGGCTGGGTTGTTTCGACCGTCATCTCGGCCTGGGTGCTGATCCGAAGCGAGCAGGCGAGCGTCGAAGGTTGGAATTGCGAGCGCGCGGCCCATGCGACCGGACTCGAGCCGGATCCGTGGGTCCAAGGCGCCATTGCGTCGATCCTGCCCAAACTCGTCGAAGCGTGCCCTGGCATCGACTGGGGCAAAGCGGTCGGCGAGTGGGCGAAGAATGACGTTGTCGCCCTTCTCATCGCCGCGTTCGAACTGATCCAGCGTGCGCTCGCGGCGCGCGACGCGGCCGAAAATCCTCTCGGCACCGGAGGCGCCAATCCCGACCTCGTTGCGCGCGAACTGAACGCCGCGGCCGGCAATCCGCTGATGACCGTCGCCGAGCTTCGCGAGCTCAACGACTCTAACACGCCCTTCTGAGAGCGTCGTGGCCACCATTGACTTCTCCGACGCCCACGAATTCGACCACCTGCAGCGCGAGCCTCTCAACGTCGAGATCAACGCCGCCGTGGAGCGCGCGACGGCGGCAGTGGCCCGTCGGTCGCGCGCGTACTTGGGCGCCTCGATCGTCGGGCACGAATGCGCGCGACAGATTCAATACGACTGGTGGTGCTTGCCGGAGCTGCCGGCGCGCGTGCGCCTCATCTTCGACCGCGGCCACGCCTTCGAGCCACTGATCCTCGCTCAACTGACCTTGGCAGGATTTCTGTTCGCGCCGCGGAAGGCGCTCGAGTTCACAGCTCTCGACGGCTATCTGGCGGGGCACGCAGACGGGATCCTCACTTCCGGCCCCAGCATGCCAGGCGCCTATTTCGCCTATCCCGCCATCTGGGAATGCAAGGCGCTCAACGCCAAGAATTTCCGCGCCGTCGCCCGCAACGGGTTTAGCGTGACGTTTCCGCGCTATGCGACACAGGTCGCCCTCTATCAGCACTTTCTCGAGAAGCCCAACCCCGCACTCGTCACCTGCGTGAACGCCGACACCTGCGAGGCCTTGCATCTCGCCCTCGCGTTCGACGCCAGGCGTGCAGAAGAAGCGATCAACCACGCCCAGGCGATCATCGACGCTACGCGCGCCGGCAAACTCTTGCCGCGCTTCGCTGGCGATCCGGAAAACTTTCAGTGCCGCATCTGCCAGCACCGTAGGCGCTGTTGGGGGGAGCCATGATCGGGCCGCAGAACCGCGTCGCCGGCGCTCATTCGCTCGAAGTCGAACGCGCCCTTTCGCACACCGTCGCTGGCCAAGCTGACCTCGCCGACCCCGCGCTCGGCCGTCAGTGCGGCGACTGCTTCTGGTTCCGGAAAGAGCCTAAGGCGCGAACCAGGGGCCGCTGCGGCCTTTACCAACAGCGCATGCGAGGACGGACAGGGGCGGTCCTTTCCAACCAGCAGTGCGCCTGTAGGCAATTTCGGGCGGTGAGCCCATGACCGCGGCGGGAAAATCCTTCGAAGTTCGAATTGCCGATCTCGTCCGCCTGCTCGGTTCCGAGTCCGAAGGCGAAGTCCTTAACGCACACGGCGCCTTGAAGCGTCTCCTGGCGTCGCGGAGTGTCGGCTTCACTGATCTCGGGAACGCGATCGAGAGATTAGCGACCGGCGGCCTCGCTGACGACCAGATGCGGCGCGTGTTCGACGCCGGCTACGAGAAGGGGCTCGAGGAAGCGATCCGCAAGCAGGTCGAGGCGGAAGGTGCTTTCGGCCTATGCCCGGACGGATCCAACGACTGGGAGGCGATCGCGCTCTTCTGCCAGCGCGAGAAGACGCACCTCGACGCCAAGCACCACCAGTTCGTCGACGACATGGCCGCGCGCATGGTGTGGGGGCGCGAGCCGTCTGAGAAGCAGGGCAAGTACCTGCTCAGCTTGTTTCGCCAGATCGGCGGGAGGATCAGGAGATGACGGCCGCGGTTGACGAGGACACGGTGCGTGAGTTCGTCACGATCATCAGCGAGCATACTGTCGCGCTTGCCAAGGCGAGCAGCAAGCCTGGCGTGCTGCAGCTCACCCGCCTCTCACCGGCCGACGAGAAATTGTTCCCGACGCGCTTCAAGCTCGACAGCGTCGACGACATGGTGCACGCCGCGATCGCCGACGCCAACGCTTCGCATAACGTCTATATCGAGGGTCGGACCGTGCGCTCCGACCTGCGTGGCTCCGCGCGTGGGACGCTCGCCGACACGGAGTTTGTGTTTGGCATCGTCGTCGACGTCGACCATGACAAGGGCAAGGGCGGCGCCGTCACGGTTCGCTCCAGCCTGACGATCGAGACGTCGCCGGGAAACCTTCACCTCTGGTACTTGCTCACTCAGCCGCTCGCGGCCGGACCGGCGAAGATGCTCGGCGACGCGATTCGCGTTGCGACCGGAACGGATCATGACACGGGCGTCGTCACGCAGCCCTATCGGGTGGCGGGCACGCCGAACTTCCCCTCGAAGGCCAAGCAGGCGCGCGGCCGCGTCTCTGTGGAGCCGACGCGCATCGTCGAGTACTCGGGCCGTCTGTGGGACCCCGACGAGCTCAAGGCGGCGTTCGCGGCCCAGGCGCCCGCGCCGGATGCACCGAGCGCGAGCGCGGCCCGCGGCGGCGCGGCTGCGCTGGACGAGGCCAGTCTGCCGACCGAGCTCCTGCAAGACATCCGTGACGGCGGCGTCAGCCTTGGGATCGGCGCGAAGGCGGACAACTCGCACTCCGGGCTCTTCCATCGCGTGATCGCTGAGCTCAAGAAGCGCAAATGGACGGTCGATCAGATCCATGCGCTCTTGGTGCGATACCCGAACGGCGTCGCGGCGAAATACGCGAAGCGCCTTCGCGCCGAGATCCAGCGGTCGTTCAAGAAGGTCGAAAACGCCAATAGCCCCAGCGTCGGTGTCGCGGGCACGCCAGCGGCTTCGGGAGGAGGCGGAACGAGGTCCCCTCCACCTCCACCGCCAGGCGCGTCGTCGCCGCCTCCGTCTTCGTCGGGCGCGCAGATGCTCCCGACCATTCGGCTAGCCGCCGGGCAATTGCCGCGCAACGTCAGGGAGGCCGAGCAGGCGGTGCTGGCGTCGGGCGCCCCGGTGTTCTCGCGCGCGGGGAGTCTCGTCCGCCCAGTCTCCGAGACGGTCGACGCCGCCGGCGGGGGCAAGACCAAGGTCACCTACCTCAAGCCATTCACGCCCGATTCGTTCGTCGTGACGCTCGCCGAATCGGCGATCTTCCAGCGCTACGACGGGCGCCGAAGGGCCTGGGTCGACATCGACCCGCCTCTATCCCTCGTTCGCGCCGTGTTGTCGAACGACGGCAAATGGGCCTTCCCGCGAGTGTCCGGCGTTATCATGACGCCGACCTTAAGGCCGGACGGGTCGCTCATCGACACGCCGGGCTACGACGCGGCGACTGAGCTCTATCTGTCCGGCGCGTTGCAGCTTCCGATGATTCCGCCTCAGCCGACCCGGGACGAGGCGCTCGGCGCGTTGGCGACGCTCAAGGACTTGTTCGGCGAGTTCCCGTTCAAGACGACGCTCGACTGCTCGGTCGCCGTCGCGGCGCTTCTGTCTGCGCTTCTGCGTGGATCGATGCCGACGGCGCCGATCGTGCTCGTCACTGCTAATGAATCAAGCACCGGCAAGAGTTTTCTCGTCAACACGATCGCCGCGGTCGTCACCGGGCGGCGCTGTCCCGCCTCGCTTCCAGGACGGACCCGGGAGGAGACCGAGAAGGTCGTCGGCTCCATCGTGCTCAGCGGCGCCCAAATAATGCTGCTCGACAACCTCACAAACGACATTAGCGACGAGACCCTATGCATCGCCAGTGAGCAGGCGGTGGTCCGCGTCCGCATTCTTGGGCGCAGCGAGACGCCTGACTGCGAGTGCCGCATGGCGATGTTCGCCACCGGCAACAACGTTGGCTTCCAAAGCGACATGGTGCGCCGCGGGCTGGTGTGCGAGCTCGAGACGGACGTCGAGAGGCCGGAGCGGAGAGCGTTCAAGCATAACCCGCTCAAGCGCATCGGCGCTAACCGGGGCAAGTATGTCGCTGCGGCGCTGACCATCGTGCTGGCGCATGTCGCAGCCGGAGCGCCGCAGACTCTCACGCCGCTCGCGTCTTACGAGGAATGGTCGGCTCGGGTGAGAGACCCGCTTGTTTGGCTGGGCGAGCCGGACCCGGTCGACAGCCAGGAGAAGAGCCGCGCCGACGACCAGGAGCGGAGTAACATCCGCGAGCTCTTCACCCTGTGGCCGGCGTACATGCTCGTCGGTGCGCCCTATACGACGGCGCGAATTGTCGACATCGCCGAGGGCCAGGGGACGTCCGGACTTGTTCCCGACGACCTCAAGACGCTCCTGTTGCGCGTCGCCGAGGCGCACCGGAAGCCAGGCGCGATCTCGCATGACCGGCTCGGCTGGTGGCTGCGCAAGATCAGCGGACGCCGCGCCGGCAAGCTTTACCTGGAAAGGGGGCGCGACAGAGCGAACGTTGCGACCTTCACCCTCAGGGAGGACTAGGCGTGCAGGGCCTTGCATGTCTTTGGACCTGAAATCCCACTCCTATATAAAACTGTCATATATACATACTCTATTTGTATGACATTTCTCGCGCGTATTGGGAATTTAAGTCGAAAGACATGCAAGGTCCTGCACGGATTTTTAGAAAGTAGAGGAGCACTCGCATGTCTGGACAGTCTTTGTTTCTGAAAAGCACGGAGAATGACGGCCGTAGCGTTCAGGTCGACCGTTTTTTGGCCGCGCGAGGAGCGGGCAGCGGAAGGCTGATCTTCGCCCTCGATGCGACCGCGAGCCGCGAGCCGACGTGGGATATGGCGCACGGGTTGACGGGCGACATGATCCGCGAGGCGGCGTCGATCGGAGCTCTAAGCCTGCAGCTTGTCTATTTCCGCGGCGGCTCGGAGGGGCCGGGAGAATGCTTCGCATCTAACTGGATGTCTGACCCGATCCGTCTCGCCGGGACCATGGCGAATGTCGCGTGCCGCGCCGGCCACACCCAGATCGGCCGCGTCCTAGCCCACACGAGGCGCGAGACGCTGAAAGCCAAGGTCGGCGCCCTCGTGCTTATCGGCGACGCTTGCGAGCTCATCGACGATAACCTCGATCGCTTGTGCAGCGAGGCAGTCGAGCTCGGGAAGCTGAAGACGCCGATCTTCGCGTTCCAGGAAGGCCGCGACGCCACAGCTGAGAGAGCCTTTCGCAAGATCGCCAGTCTCTCCGGCGGCGCCTACGGGCGGTTCGACTCCGGCGCGGCCAAGCAGCTGGGCGAGCTTCTCAAGGCGGTTGCGCTGTTGGCCGTGGGCGGGACGACGGCCTTGGAAGGCCGGAAGGACGCGGCAAGCATGCTGATGCTCGGTCAAATGAGGAGGTGAAGGACGCAGGGAAAAGACGCGAGGTTAGGGTTTGTCGGGCCCCTCGAGCGCTGAGAGCCATACCCTGGGGTAAACCACTCGCGACAGGCGCGGCTACCGCACGCCCAACCTCGTTGTAGCCATAGGGGCCACTATATTTGAGACAGACAGTCCGCCTGGTAAAACAGGCCAACGAACAGGCGGAAAACAAACAATGCCCCGCGGAGGGTTGCGATCCACAAGTTTCAAAAAGGGCCAGTCAGGCAACCCTAATGGCAGGCCACCAAGGCCCGAAGCGAGAAAGATCTTCGCTGACGTCAAGGCCGCCGCGCGCGAGCTGACGCAGGAGGCGATCGGCACGCTCGCTGCGATCATGAAGGACCCGAAAGCCCCGGCGGCGGCTCGGATTTCGGCGGCGGTGGCCCTCCTGGATCGCGGCCACGGACGGCCTTTCCAGGCAGTCGACTTCAAAGTCGACTGGGATTTTGGGCTGCTGACCGACGAGGAAGTGGTAACCCTCGAACATCTACTGCAGCGTGCGACTCCGGCTGCGCCAGATCCGGGAGGAGGAGAGATCGTGGTTTGGTCCGGAACGCAGGGCGACTAAATCTGTCGAGTGCGCCGATTGCCTCTAAAATAGCTACAGGGTCTGGTCCCCGGGGGAGAAAATGCCGCGCCCCCGGCCCCGCGGGCGTTCGTCGGCATGATGACTAAAGCTTCGCGCGTTATCGATCCACCCCGAGGCTTATTGGCGACTGGCAAAAACCGCCGCTAGGCCCTCGTGGCTGATGCTGAAGTCCGCAGCGACAGCCTCTGCGCCAACGGGTGCCGCCCTCGGCGCGGCGGGCAAGGCGGCGGAATGTTGCACGCAGACGTAGATGCAGTCCGCGGCGGTGTTGGAATGAAACGCAGTGCTTGGCGTAGGTCCAACCATCGGCCTTTGCTCATCCTCGCCGCAAAATATCGCTCACCTGCACCGCAGACCATTGGCCGCCGCGCGCCGTCGGAACCCCGCGCGCCTTGAGCTCGCGCGCGATGGCGCGCAGGCTCAGGCCCCGCTCGTAGAGCGGCTTGATCACTGGCAGCGCGAGCGCCGCCTGTCGCGCTGCCTCCTCAGCGTTCGCCCGCATGCGCGGCGCCCGCGCCTCTTCCAGCCGCGGATTACCGAGTTTGACGCCCCTCGCCTTCGCCGCCGCCAACGCCGCCTTAGTGCGCTGCGAGATTAACGCTCGCTCTTTCTCGGCCACCGCCGCATAGATGTGCAGCATGAACGGATCCACCTCTGGCCCCAGCTCCGCCACGACGAAGGGAACGCGCTTCGTCATCAGCCCGGAGATGAAATGCACGTCGCGGGATAGCCGATCGAGCTTCGCCACGATGATCGAACATTTGTGCTTCTTGGCCAGATCGAGCGCGCTCTTCAGTTTCGGCCGACGGTCGAGAGCGTCAGCCCCCTTGCCGGTCTCCACCTCGATCTCTTCGCCCGCAAGCGCAAAGCCGTTCGCCTCCGCGAACCGCACAATGGCCTCGCGCTGCGCTTCTAGCCCCAGGCCTGACTTGGCCTGCCGGTCGGTCGAGACCCGGCAATAGCCGATGATCGGCTTCATTTCGATTTACCCGCAACGAAGGGCCCCGTTCGTGAGCATATATAGGGTCGTTTATGCGCTTACACAACGTTGGCAGCTATGGCCTTATTTTAGTGGCCGGGCACGACCCACCTCTTCGTCTGCTCGCCGAGGAAGAGCGGCCAACGATCTCGACGGCTGGGTCCAAGTGGGCAATAAAGATCGCTGGTTCTCGGGGGGGTGGGGGAAAGCGCTGGTTCTCGAGGGGGGAGTGGGGGGACGCCTTCACCATCGTTCGAGTTGTCGATTAGGCCACCCGTAAAAATGTATGGTCGCCGGTACGAAGTATTTCACCGATCTAGATTGTATCTATAAAATTGGGTGCAAATCTGGTGTGCGCAGCGGTATCGCGCCGAATTGATCGACGCGCTGATGCTGGTCCAGCGCGGCATCGTGCGTCCGAGCCAATTGCGCGGCGCCTGGGCGGGCGAAATCGGCCAGACGCAGTTCATGCCCTCTGCCTACCTGAAATTCGCTACCACCGTCGATGGCGGCGGCGGCGCAGACCTGATCCACAACTCCGCCAACGCTCTCGCTTCGACCGAAAATTTCCTACGTGCGCATGGCTGGCAGCGCGGCGCGGGCTGGGACGAGGGCGAGCCGAACTTTGCCGCCCTCCTGCAATGGAACTCCGCGCCGATCTACGCCAAAACGATCGCGCTGTTTGCGGACAGGCTTGCCGGGCAATAGCTCTAGGGTCGATAGTCAATCGCGTGCTTGCCGAGTGATCGGATTAGGGTTGCCTGGCCCAAATAACGGTGATTTCCAGACAGCTGGCGAGTGCGTTGGCTGGCCTTAAAATTGCCCCTTTGAACGAGCGGAACGCGCGAGAAAGCTGTCTTCGGCTGAACGCGTCGATTGCGCTCTAGCAGGGAGCATCCGTTGTCCCCTGCAGGCGGCATTGTAGCTGCAGCGCTCGTAAACGTTCATGAAGTCGTCGATCGTGACCCGGCGCTATGGGCCGAGCACCCTACAGGCAGTCCTCATTTCTCACCGACGCCGGCGGCAACTGTTTGCTGCAACTCGGGCTAGCTCGGGCTTGAGCCCGGCGAGAGTCCCTCGGTCCTGTACCTCCTCCGGCAGCGCCTCCCCTGACTTGGCGCTTAAGGAGGCCG